GCCTGGTCCTGCATGGTCAGTTGACGATCCGGCAATTATCGGCGCAGCTCCCTCGCTGCGGCGGGCTCACCAGCGCGCCGATGAGTTGATGCTGGAATTAGATCCGCGCACAACCACCGAGCTGATTAACCGCTGGGAAACCTGCTGCGGCCTGCCTGATGAATGTATCCCGGCGGGGACACAAACGCTGCTGCAGCGTCAGAGCAGGCTGGACGCAAAGGTCAATTTAATCGGTGGTATCAACGAGAGGTTTTACCTCGACCAGCTTGCTGCCCTGGGCAAGCCAGGGGCGACGATCACCCGCTACAACAAGGGGCCGTTCAGATGTACCTCTGCCTGTACCGAAGCCGTGTATTCAACTGAATGGCGTTACTACTGGCAGGTCAACATGCCGTCCTCAACGGATGCTACCTGGATGACGTGTACTGATGACTGCGACACCCCGGTTCGTTACTGGGGTGATACGGTCGCGGAATGCGTGATCAGTAAACTCTGCCCGTCCCATACCTACGTACTTTTCAAATATCCGTAACCGGAGAAACTATGCATCGTATTGACACACCTACTGCGCAGAAAGATAAGTTCGGCGCGGGGAAAAATGGCTTTACCCGGGGTAATCCGCAGACAGGGACGCCAGCTACCGATCTTGATGATGATTATTTTGACATGCTGCAGGAGGAGCTGGTTGCGGTAGTCGAAGCGGCAGGGCTGGCTCTCGATAAGTCCAAACGTGACCAGATGCTTACGGCATTAAGAAAATTACTTTTAAGTCGCGCCAACCCTTTCGCAGATATTAAATCTGATGGCGCAGCTGCTATCACAGCGGCGCTTTCGAACCTTGGGTTTACCTATGGCACAGGCTGGTACAAATTAGGTGCCCTTATTATTCAGTACGGGCCTATAGACTTTACTGGCGTTACTTCTAGGGCCGTTACATTTCCTATTCCATTCCCTGCGGAAGTGGCGCAGGTGATTGTTTCTGATGCCGGATTCAGTACCGGTAACATGTGGGGGGCTACGAGTAAAACCGTAACGGGATTCACGGCCAGGGTTAACGTGGCCGGTGAAGGCGGCCAATATTTTGCGTTCGGGAAATGATTAATATGGGCAATTATATTTATAGTGCAGTAAATAACGCCTTTTACCCTTTCTCTCTGAAAAGTGATTATGAGCGATCCGGGACCTGGCCGGAAGATGGCGTGGAAGTAAGTGACGAGGTAGCCAGTGAGTTCATGGCATCTCCTCCTGCTGGAATTTGCCGGGTTCCCGGGAGTGACGGGCTTCCCGCGTGGGGAGATGTACCTCCACCCACGCATGAAGAGGTTGTTGCGCAGGCCCAGGCTGAAAAGCAGTACCGCATTGATTCAGCGAACGACCACATGAACGGCAAGCAGTGGCCCGGTAAAGCCGTGCTTGGGCGGTTAAAGGGGGAAGAGTTGGCGCAATACAATGCTTGGCTCGATTATCTGGATGCTCTTGAAGCAGTAGACACATCCAGCGCTCCTGATATCCCATGGCCCGAACAGCCGGTTGTGTAAACCTCCTTGATCTGTACCGCCTTTAAAACTACTGTATATAAAAACAGTAAAAGGAGTGCAGATCATGCCCCGCAAAAAAGACATTAATGCCGCATTTACGGCAGCGATACAGCAAAACCCGAAAGGATTTCAGTGTTTACGTACTGATGACTTCATTCACAAACTGGCGAAGGTACACTGGCATTTCAGCCGTGCCGAGGCCAACGAGTGGATAAAGTACTATCAGCCAGACTTTGCCGACAAGACGCCTGACAGCAGCGAGAACCGCTACTGGATCCTCCGCAACATGGGGAGGGTGCTCTGATGGGTTTTCCGTCTCCGGCGGCTGATTACGTAGCCCCTCGTTTATCTCCCGAAATTATCTGCGGCATAGGTATCGATAGCAGAATTCTCGAAACGTCATTCGGGTTCGCTGTTATCGAGCCGGTAACCAGGCTGGTGCAGGGTCAGACTCTGCTGATACTGACAGGTGGACGAACGCAGTTCGCAAAGCTCAGGGGCAGGGCGCTAATAACCGATGATGGTGAAGCGATCGAGGGCGCTGCGGCGGAAGAGATCGAGGTTATGGGGCGGGTGACATACTTCATCAACAGCACTGACGGTGATGATGAGTGTCCTGTGTAACAAGTACTGTGCATTTGAGCGTAAGGGAAAGGAAGACCTGATGGTCTTCCCTAAAGCGTCTACGGTCGGCTATGAACGAACAGGGGACATGCCAGCAAAGTAAGCGAAGTCTTGTTCATCAAGTATTTAAAGTAACCATTATCAAACTAAAAGATAAATTCTTACTAGACTAGCTTTCCATGGCAATCTTTGAAGCGTTTTCCACTCCCGCAGTGACAGAAGGCATTTCTTGGCATAGACTGCTGTGGACTTAGATCAATTTCGCTAAGCATCGAAATTAATTCTTCTGCTGCAATTGCTTCTCCAATCATAACCTGAGTTAAACTTCTCATATGAATTAATAATTCTGCTACAAGTTGAGACTCTACAAAATTTTTAGTTTTTCCATTGCCATCAGTGGCGGTAAAGCAGACTCCACTATCATTTTTAGACAAAGCTTCTATAGCAGCTTGATGGTATTGGCTGATAGGGGCATGCTTATTTACGACAATACCGATTACTTTATTATCCGAAGCTCTGAAAAGGGCTCCACCAGAGTTTCCTGAGTTAAATGCGCCATTTACCACTAGATGTTTTTTTTGTCCCTTGGCGGTTTGGTGTGACATAAATCCTGCTAGATAACCAACGGATAGTAATGGTGCAGGACCGTTGTAACCTAATGGAAATCCCCAAGTTGTTACCGATTCACCAACTTTAAGATCATTGTCTTTAACGATACTAAGTCCCCCTGCTTGGGTAATGGCAGGTTTTAGCACAGCCAAATCGCGATCAGAATCTATCCATTTTTGAGAAATTGCTATCTTCTGTCCATATGCTGAAATCGCAAAAATCTGTTCAGTAGAGCAACCAGTAATAACATGCTCGTTCGTTACAATTAGCCCATTATCTATTAAAAATCCTGATCCTTTCGAGCCTGTTGCAGGACATATAATCATATAAACAGAATTTATCGATGAGCGGCCAGTTTCACCAGTAGCATCCAAAGTCCACTGAGTAGATGTGGGAATATTGTTCAAAACAGACTCCTTCAT